AACAGCCACCCGCTCTACCACTGAGCTACTTCGGAATAAATTGGTGGTGCAGCAGGATTCGAACCTACACGTTGACACTCGTTGTATAAAGCCGTCTCTTCATTGGACTATGCACCTTTAATAAATGGAGCTCCGAGTCGGACTCGAACCGACGACCTGTTGATTACAAATCAACTGCTCTACCAACTGAGCTATCGGAGCCAATTGGTTAATCTAGAGAAAAGTCCGGGTTTTGAAACCTCGATATATTTTACAACTTCCTTTTCGATTACCTTTGGTTCAGGCTCTGTGAACTCAACAGGATAAACATCCTCTGGATTCTTTTTAGCTCGATTTTGAGCTTTCTCCATATCATGGTAGGTAAAAAGATAAGCTGCACCATTCTCAGAAAATACGTGAAAATATTTATCAGAAGAACTCGTACGAGATTTTTTATTTTTAATAAGCTTAATATAAGCTCTTTCTATTTTTGTTCCAGTCATAATAATAATTTAAGGCCAGTTTAGCAACTTAGCCTAGGTTGCCGGTTAACTACTCCGAGGATTCCTCGGTCCCCTCAGCGCTGGGAGCAGACGTCGGGTTTTCTTCTTCTTTTGGCGCATGGTAACTAACAAATCCAGCAAAAGCATTTCTGATTTGTCCGACAGCTTCAAGCTCAGCTCCTTTAAAACCGCCACGTGTTGAGCATAAATCAATAATCTCAATCACTGCAGCAATTTGATTAAAAGAAATCTGGGGCTCGGCTGCCTCTTTATTCTGTGTTGTTTCTACTTCTTTAGTAGGAGTTATGGTTTCTTTTGACATAATATTATTTTGTTATGAGTTAAATGTTGAATTTTTTTCTAGTGCAATAAAGTATTGCGTTTTAGTATTTACGCCTTTCCATTGCGAAATTAACTTAGAACTTACTGAAATTTCGTAATCGTCTGGCAAAAGTTTTAAATTTGAAATAAGAAATTGGAAATCGTATGTACGAGATTCATCATCTCCGATATTGAGACGATAGGTATTTGCTGATGAATTATCTGGGTCTTTCACCTCTAAATAAACTTTATCGCTATCTTCAGGAGAAGAAATAGAAACAACAGCATGCCCTAAAGCTCCGCCGGCTTTTCTAATTTCACTAATTGTATTAGAGGTAATCTTAACAGTAAAGTCAGGTTCTGGCATATTCACTTCTTTTTGCGGAGAAGTGAGAATAAGAGGATCTGAATATCGGTAATTTACTGATGCACGATTATTTGTAATAGTTACCGAGTTGTCACCAAAATCAAGTTCAGGATCTTCGATTAGATTCAGGGCGGAGAGAAATTCATTCAAATCATAAATTCCCACTTCAGTGTCGAAGACCTCGCTTACGGTAACATCAGCCATAATGTTTTTCGCATCGGCGATCGTTGATAGTTTGTTTCCTTGTTTGATGACAAGGTTTGGATTAATACCTGAGAAGTTTTTCAGGACTTCGATAGTTTCTTTACTTATTTTCATAACGAGTTTATTATATATTGTTTTTGTCTTTTTGTAAATAATAAAATTCAAGCATAAACATTATGCAGCAAATTGCGTGTGCGGCGTGATGAATGCCGGTTTCCTCATCCAAAGTTTCACCTCGTTGGAGCGCCCACAAATGACGTTGCGCTGCAGCAAAATAACGACTATCAAGATTCTCAAGTTGTTGCCAATTATGTCTATCATATTTTTGAGCTCCGTAGGTTAAAACTTTAGCCACATCATCCAACGCTTGCGGTGGGATTAAGCTATAATCTGGTTTTTTTGAATCGAATTTGATTCCAGTCATTTTTTAAAGGTTGCCCCACCTCCGTTAAGAGGTGGGGACTTAATCAGGTTAGGTTATGCTATGAAATGTGGTTATTAATCACTAAAGTTTTTATTTTGTATGTAAGTATTATAGCACAAATTAGCCTAAATGTACACATTATTTTTCTATTTTTTTCATCTGACTAAAGTTTTTAAGCTTCTCAAACTCTATCTTTTTAGGAAACTTACCTTCTAGAAGATCCTGTTTATGAGAAATTATAAAGACATTAGTTTCCTTACCAAGTGTGTTTAAAATCTTAAGGAGGTTATCTACACCATCAGCATCCATACTTGAATCAAAGGTTTCGTCTAGAATTAGCAAATTTGTATTGGCACTGTTTTTCATACGTGCGATTTTCCTCCACGCAAAGAGTAAACTTAAATCTATTCTTTGTTTTTCTCCTTCTGAAAATGAAGAATAAGTGAATTCATCCCTATGGCGAGATTTAATTGTCTCATTAAATGAATCATCGAGATGAAACAGAACAAAAAAATCAAGGACTTGTAGATACTGGTTAATAAGCTTATTCATAATAGGAAGATATTGCCTAATAACCTTTGTTTTTATACCAGTGTCTCTTAGTAATTCGCCAATGGCATCAAAGTATGAAGTTAATGTTGTCTGCTCAAATCTAACTTCAAGTAGTTTTAAACTTTTTTCTTTATCAGCTGAAAGCTTTAATTCGGCCTCAGTGGTATCTTGAACATCAGCGTTTTCTGATAAAGCCTCAACTCTCTTTTTAAGAATATTAATCCTAGTTTCATTTTGTCTAATACTATTATTAACTTCGTTAAGATGCACAATTTGTGCGTACAGCTTATTCGCTTTAGATTCAGATGCTTTTAGCTGCTCCTTTGTATTGGAATACTCTGAATTAAGAGTTTTGGCTTTATTTTGGCATTCTTTGTTTTTAGATGCTTTAAGCTCAGCGGAAATATTTTGAGAACACGTTGGACAGTGGTCATTTTTTTCATAAAACTTAGACTCCTTAACAACGTCATCCATATTACGCTTAAGATTAGAAATTTCTACCGTATATGTTGTTTTATCATTTGTTGCTTTTTCGTGATCTTTAATAGTAGTATCATAAAACTCATCGTATTCATTTTGCATCGATGCATTACTATTAAGCAATTCTTTTACTTCTTCATTTAAATTAGAAATTTCTTTTATTCTTTTTTCTTCATGGGAAGAATCAATCTTTTTCAATTCACTAATATGTGAAGTTTGAAGTTTAATTGTTTCTTTAAGAATGTTTAACTTATTATCGGTTTCATTCATTTTATGGCGAAGGGCCATAATTTTATCTTTAAGAACACCATTCATCTTTGTAAAAATGCCGATATCAAGTAGATCTTCAATTACATTTCTACGTTGATGCGAAGGTAGTTGCATGAATGGAATAAAGTTTGAAGATCCCAACACAACTACTTGGTGAAAAGATTTGTGGTTAAGTTTTAAAATATTCTGCTCAATAATTTTTTGATAATCACGGCTATGTGATTCTTGATTAAGTAACTTTCCATTTTGATAAACCTCAAAAATATTAGGTTTAATTCCACGGATAATTTTATATTCGATATTGCCAACAGCAAATTCAACCGTTGTTAGACAGTGCTTATTATTAATTGAATTGACTAATTGCGGCTTATTGATACTCCGATGAGGCTTACCAAAAAGAGCAAATGATAACGCATCAAGCATAGTCGATTTGCCTGCACCATTAGAACCAACGACGAGTGTTGCAGAATCTTTATTGAGGTAAACTGCAGTTTCGTTATTTCCGGTAGATAAAAAGTTTTTCCAAGTGAGTTTCTTAAATGTAATCATTATATATTGTCTAAGGCTTGCGCTTCAATTAAAAGTTCTTGCATCATCTTTTTAAGAATATTTGAATCTAAATTTGTTTCTGTCGCGTCGATGTAGCTGTTCAATAGCGTTGGTGTGTCATCTACCTTTACGTCTTGATCATTAATATTATCTCCAGCGTATTCATCAAAGTTTTCTATTATTCTGACTTCGTACGGATTAAAGTCATATATTTGCTCCATAAATTTATCAAATATATAAAGATCTTTTTTATTAGTTACGATAACTTTTATGTAAGTGTTCTTTATTAAATCAGAGTTTACAGCTGGTATTTGATCTTCATCATAATAAATTTTTTGAAATAAAACATTAGGATTTTTGACAGCTTCTACCTCTCTAGTTTCAGTATCAAGTACGTGGAAATATTTAGGATCATTTGCATCGGACCATGTTAATTGGTATTGTGTACCAAGATATGTAACATTGCCCTCAGTACTTTTAGTGTGATAATGTCCAGAATAAACAGCATCGTATCTATCAAATAGTGATTTATCCATACCATGAGATTTAATATCAGCATTACCCATGTATTTAAAACCACCAAGTTCTAGGTGTCCCATCAGAACAGACGCTTTAGAGTTTTTGATAAAATCCATTGATTTATCCTGATTATCTTCGCAAATCCATGGAAGTAAACCTATATCCAATCCTCCAATTTTCTTAACAACTGGATCCATCTGAACCCTGATCCTATCACTATATTTCTCTAATATTTGCTCTAGAGAATTTAATTCATTTGTATTTTTATAATAAACATCATGATTGCCTGGAATAATATCCATGTACATATCATAATCATAAAGCTTTTTAATAAAGACTTCATAGTTGTGTTTTAAAACTTTAAAATTAACAAACCTACGGTGATCAAAATAATCACCAAGATGTATAATGTCTCGTATGTCATGTTTTAACAGATATGGAAAGAAAACTTCATCGTAAAATTTGGCAGAATAATTCAGGAAAATGTCAGACCCGTTCTTTATGCCCGAATGTGTATCATTAATTATAGCTAATCGCATATTAAATAAAATCTACAGAAAATTGTCAAGCAAGCCGCTAATTCTCTTCTTAGATCTCTTCTTCTTTTTAAGAGTCTTACCAAAATTCTTAATAGCAGAGTCGCGGTCTCTAATCAATTGAGATTTATAGCGTACTCTATCAACAATGCCTGAAGCGTCAGGATGGCCGGAAGAATGCATGAAACCATCGACTCCTGCGTGCTCCATGTACAACTCCTTAATATCTTGATGCTTTTTCTCTTTAGCAATTCGTCTTAAAAATGCATAATATGTAATCTGTGTAAAATATGCAAATGCATTAGGTAAACCAGTGCGTGTTGCTTTCTTCACATCATAATTCATAATAGCCTTTATACAATTTTCTACGGCATCCATTACCATCTCTTCGCGGTATGTATATCCAGAAAAGTTTGGCTTATGTGATAGACCCTCTGCAATTTTTAAGAAGCACGAACCGATATACTCTGTAATAATTGGTTCTTCTTCTCCTTTATCTCGGGCTTCATTTGCTGAATTCACATAATCGACAACTGAACCAGAAAACTGCTTATTATTTACATAATGCGGTTTTTCTCTAGCTTTCTTTTTCATAATCTTTTATAATCTGTGGGCATATTCTACACTGCTATAGCACAAATGTACATAATATATTTGCACTTCCGCGTTTTTTTTATTTACATACTTTATACTTCTGTGTATAATATTCTTAGAATAACAAAAAACCTCAGTTATCTTCGTACGGTTTCCACTTGTTTCTCCATTCTAATGTTCTTGGTTCAAGTGGAGTGTAATCATCAAACATACCGCCGTCGATTTCTATGTTGTCTAGATTATCAAGGTCGTTATGAAATAATTGATCTAGAACAACCTTTATCTCGTTTTTAGTTAAGGCTCCATGTAAATTACTCGATATAATGTATCTATGATATTGTATCTTTATATCTTCAATCGGGGGTGCAGAAGCTACAATATTTACATTTAATATTCTTATCTGTTCCTCTTCGTCTGTTATTAGCCATGGGGAAAAGAAAGCTTTACCGTCATCACTAATGTGTACTTGTACTGGAGCTGTTACATAAAATGCATGCATTGTTGAATCATAACGATCCTCATTTGCTATAATATGGCTTCCATCACGTAATCTGTATCCCATCAAATCGAAACCTCTCATGTAATCTTTTAAAGCTTCGTTCATAGTGGTACTTCGTGCATTTTATATTTAAATTTTTCTTTAGAGTATATCTTCACCCGCTCTATTGCATGATTCAGGGTGTAATTCTTTTTCTTTTTCCACGAAAGGTCATCTGCTAAATCATATATCGTAGTTCCCTGACCATTTTCTGTTTTTCTCAATCCCCGTCCGATAGATTGTAAAACACGTATTTGTGATTTAGTCGGTGAGGCAAACATAATGTTGTGCAGGTTAACTATATTTATACCAGTGGAAAATGTTCCTACACTAGCAACAATTATAGCGTTCTTTTCCTGTTCAGTAACTTCACGAATTTTTTCTCTTTCATCTGCGTTAACTGCTCCCGAAACAAAAAATACCTTTCTACCAGTACCTTTAAGCTTTTCTACAAAAGCATCGTACAAAGGCTTACCGTGTTTCTCAACTAAGTTGTAAAGTACTAATGAATTCCCTTGTTGGTCACAAGTTAGATTAACAATAAAGCGGTTTCTTTTTTCGTGTCTGACAATATGATCTATTTCATCTTGGTATTTGAGACCTTTGCATGCTTTACGTTCTTCATCTTTATATTTTAGCACTAAACACTGAATTGTAAGTTGCGCAAGTGTGTCAGCATCAATTAATTCTTTCGTTGAAGTAACTTTATATACAGGCCCAAAGTTCCCCTCTAATGTCATTTTATTCGAAATAGCATCATCAATAGTTCCAGTTGTTCCAATTCTAAAACCAGCATTCACCAATCGGTTCATTATTGTAGTTAGAGATTTAGCTTTAAACGTATGTGCTTCGTCTCCTATAACCATACCATATCCTGCAAACCACGAAAGAGGAAGTTTAATAGCACTTTGCCAAGTAGTAATTACAACGGATGCTTCAAAGTTATTTTTTTCTTTTCCTGAATAAATGCGGTGCACATCATCTTCAACATTAAATGATGCATCCTGCCATGAGTAAGATTCAAAATCTTTGTACATTTGTTCGACCAATGAAGTAGTTGGCACTACAACTAACACCTTCTTATCCATTTCATGACTAAGATAATGTCTCATCATCATATAGATAATAAGAGATTTTCCCGATCCAGTAGGAGAAATTAATATTGCTCTTTTATTTTGTATACCGTGAACAAATGCATCAAACTGATAGTCTCTCGGTTTTATTAATTTATTTTTTAAAGATATTGTAGATTCATTAATAAATTTTTCAAGATCTTCTTTTTTATAAAACTCACTATCCTTTAATGTTTCATCATAAACTAGTTTATAACCTCTTTCATAACAAAATTCAGCAACTCTTTTCATCAAACCATATGGTATAGTTTGTGATCTAGAATCAAAAAGACGTATTTTTCCATCCCAAAGTTTATTTCTATATGCAGGCATAAACTTATACCCTTCTGCATAAAAGGTAAAATATTCACTAAGCTCCATTAGGATACCGGAATCATCTGATCTAAGAAGAACTTTAGATTCGTCTTTTTTATAAGCTGTTAACATTACATTCCAGAAGTAAACTTCTTAAATTCCAATATATTTTTTACATGGGTATGGCGCCATCTAATATTGCCCATGATTTCTTCCAGCGTTTCAATTATTGTTTTCTGATAATCGAGCTGCGCTTTTATTTTTACAAGATCTTCGTCAGTAGAATAATACATATCCATATCAGACTTCATCGGCTTAGACATTCCATCAAATGGGTCGTATCTCCATTTGTTTTTATCCATGTCATCTTTACTCATCTTCCCATTGTAGTAAAGCCACTTATCTTTTTTCATAGATGTATACTCCATTTCTTTTTTCTTAAGCATTAACTTTGCCATCGAAAAAAGTTCTAGGTATTTTGCGTGCAACTTAGAAGATTTGAGTGTCTCATCATCAAGGCATACATCGTCAATAACCGCATCCTTCTTCCACATCATTAAAATATCGTTCAAATCCATCATATAGTTTTATTTATTCCTATTTTATGATTAGGAATTCATCATATCTAAATGCAACATCAGCCTGTGCATATTCCACATCATTTGACTGTACGTTAAAATCTACTCCGCTCAAAGAAGTAGGGAATGCATTTTTAAATTGAAATTGCTTATTTACTGTATTATGACTAGACATAACTGAAAGAATCATATCAGCAACTTCGTATTTTTCAGTGTTATCTTTCATCCAATTGTATATTTCTGTGTAGTTCTTCATATCTTCATCGATAGCAAACCTTAAACTCAACCCTCCAAATTGACGTGTTTCGCTTGTTTGATACGAAATCCCCCCTCTAAAATTCATTTGAACTTCACCAGCAGTAATTTCAGGTATACCAAAGTTTGTTATAAAGTACTCGGTATTAGCATACTTCTGCCTATTAATTGTAAGCTTAAAACCAACAGGAGAAAGAAGATTAGTGTTAGATGTCAAATTGTTCTCAGCCATAATTCTATTTATAAAAAAAGAGGGCCCCCTTTCGAGGACCCTCTTAAATTTAGGTTTTAAACCCTATTAACTTTGTCCACCAACGTTAATGTTCTTAACGCGGAATGTACGGTAGTATGGGTTAGTATTAGCAGCACCAACACCGTTCTGTGGGTTTGCAGTAACCATTGGGTTAGCAACAAGACCATAACGTGTCTTAAATGCGATCTTAGGTTGGAATGTTTGCTCTCCAACTGCACGAACCATAGTAAGAGGAACGTACGGGCAGTAGAACATACCAGCGTCATATGGGGAAGCTCCCTTATAACCAACACTAGCGTAGTCAGTTGTAGCATATGGGTCAACATACACTTTCAGTTTCCCGTTGAGTGTACCAGCAAATGTATTACCAGTAGCATCAACAGCAATTTCACCTTCTCCACCGAACTTAAGGCTACCAGCGGCAGCAAGTGCAGAAGCAACGTTGCTTGAGCAGATAACGAAGTTACCCTTACCACGACGTGTGTCGATTGCAATCTTGTTGGCTTCCTGCTCGATCTGGAAGATCAAGGACTGGAACTTCTCAACAGCCCAACGGCCATCAGCATCAGCAACAAGGTCAAACTGGTGTTTTACACCAAGACCAGCTTCCTTACCAGTAACAACGATGTTACGGATAACCTCACGGTTGATTTCCGCAAGGATCTCACCGGAAAGGATGTTAGCAAGCTCAGACTCAGCATCAAGGCCGTGAACGGCTTTGAGGTCTTGAGCAAGCTCCATTGTGTACTCAGCTTTAAGCTGACGAGTTACAGCAGTAACAGTCGCCTTTTCGATGGTGAATCCCATATTCGCAAGCGATGAGGATTCTTCACCAGCTTCAGTGCCAAGACCGGTTCCTGAAGTGATCGCTGCTGGGGAGTCAAAAAGACCACCAGCGTGAGCGCTGTTATTGGAGCTAGAGAAGTCTGTGTCAGCCTCATTGAAGAGTGCTTCAGCATCAGTCTTTGCGATTTGGTTGGAAGCATGACCAACACGGGCCTTCATTGCGAAGATGAGGCCAGTAGGACCAGACATAGGCTGGACACCTGCGACATCATAAGCGATGAGGTTAGGCATTGCACGACGAACCAATGAGATAAGCACTGGATCAGGGTTAGCAACACCGGCCGTTTGGTTTTGGCCTTCGTTCAAAGTACCGAACGAAGATGCTGTAGCCTCCTCACGGAGAGCAACTTCAGTGTTTTCCAATAGTTTGGCTGTAACAGCCTTCTTATAGCTATCATTGATAGCGGGAGCGTCAGCGTGCTCAAGCACGGGAGCCCATTTTTGTAGTTCTTTTTCTGCGTTTAGCATAATAGTTTTTCTTTCTTTTGTTGTTTGGTTGGGTTATTTGAAGCGAGAAAGAGTTGA